GGCCGCTTACAACAGATGGGCTTGCTGGAAAATGTCGGACAAGAAATCAACGGTGTTCGCATAACACCAGAGGCTTTATTACAGGGTGCATGGCTTGGTGGCCCTGGGGGTGTTGAGCGTTTTGTCAGAGGCGGTGGGCAAGACCGCACAGATGCGTTTGGCACCCCGGTTAGCCAGTGGATGCGTCTTGGGCAGAACGAGCAGGCGGGTGGCCAGCAGGCTCCTGCGGTTGGGCAAGTAGCACCGATGCCGACTAGGCCTTCACAAGCACAGCCTGCGCCTTTAACGCCTGCTCAAACCACACTTATGCGTCCAGGCGCTGCGGGGGGCGTGCAAATTACGCCGGAAATCGCCGAAACACTTCGGCGGCTTGGGCCAAATGCGGGAAGGCAGTTTTTGACACAACTGCAACTCAGGGCCATGCAGCAAGAAACCCGCGTCTTGCAACCAAGTGAGGCCCAAGCCCTTTTGGGTGAAGCTTATGATCCTGACCGCCGTTACCAGATTACGGCGCAGGGTGGTGTTCAGCCGATTCAAGGGACACGCGAACCTGAAGGCGGTAGTTCGCAACAGCGTCGCGATTTAGAAAATTCACTACGCACTGAATTTATGACCAAACACCAACCGGTCAAAGATTATTATTCAATGCTACCGCAAATCAGGGAAGTCCGTGCTGCGGCTAATCGGGAAAACCCATCCCGGTTAAACGACATCAATTTGGTCTTTGCATTTGCCAAAATGCTTGATCCGACTTCTGTTGTGCGTGAAGGAGAGCAGATACAAATTCTCCGCGCACAAGGTTTAGATGGTGTTGTCATTGGCGCCATCCAACGTTTGAATGGTGGAAGTGGTTTGTTGCCAGAAACCCGTCAGCAAATTATCCGTGAAGCGAATAGCCGCTTCTCAAATACCCAAAGTATTTATGAGGAATTTGCGGAACAATATCGGGGTTTGGCGCGTGATTATGGTGTAAATCCTGAACGGGTGGTTCGTCAAATTGGTGCGTCAACAGTTGCAGAAACTGCCTCTGGAAGTGGTAATCTTTCTCAGGCGCGGCAAGTAGAATTTATTGCTGGTTTATTCCAGCGTATCAATCTTCCGCCCGGAAACCCACAACGTTTAACCACAGAACAAGCTATCGCTGGTGCAACCGCCGCCGGTATCCCTAATGCCGCCGCACTGTTTGGAGCGCGTTAAATGGCCGAAGACATCAATAAGCTGATTGATCAAATGGTGGCCCGTGGAACGCGAGCCACTGAAGCCCAGGGCGCTGTTTTGCCTGGCGGTTTATCTGCCGGTTTGCAGGGGCTGACGCTAGGCACCGCTGATGAGATCACGGCTTTCTTGCGGTCCCGTCTTGGCGGCACTCCGTATGAACAAGCCTTGGCGCAGGAACGCGCCAACTTGGCACAATACCGCGAGCAAAACCCTATTCGTGCTGGCGCTTATGAAGTGGGTGGCGCCATTCTTCCCACTATTGGCGCTGCGATAGCCGCACCATTTACAGGGGGCGCTAGTGCGGCTGGGACTGCTGCTGGTGCGGCTAATATCGCCAGAGCCGCGACTACTGCTGGTCGGGCAATGCAAGCCGCTAAAGCCGGTGCCACCACGGGCGCCGTTACTGGAGGCGCGCAAGGGTTTGGAGAGGGCGAAGGTGGTTTTGCGCCGCGTTTGTCTGGCGCTGTTGGCGGCGCGGCCTTAGGTGGTATTGCTGGTGGTGCGGTTGGTGCCGCTGTCCCTGCCGTTACGCGTGGTGTTAGTAATATCCTACCAAATGCGGAGCGCCCACTAATTCAAAGCGCCGATCTTGGGCGGGCGGGGCAAGACATTACGGCGGCAATAGAAGCGCGGGCTGCTGGTATGCCAATTCAGCCTGCGACGATGGCTGAACGGTTAGGCGAAACCGGCATGGGGACTGCTGAAGCCTTGGCAAATATGCCCGGCACCACACGCGATCTTGCGGCTAGTGTTTTGCGTTCACGTGGAGAACAGCAGATTACTCGGACAGATGCAGCCTTGCGGGCTGTGTTTGGCGATGTCGAAGATGCTTACAAACAAAACTTGGCTATCCGTGAGCGGATGAAAACTAATGCCAGCCCGCTTTATGAGCGCGCCTTCGCAGAAAGCAAACCATTATTTGCCAGTGAAGTAAGTATTTTGACTAGAGTTCCTAATGAGGCTTTGAGCGATGCCCGCCAATTTGCGCGTATGGAAGGCAGAAATATAAATATCACCACTGATGAAGTGGGGAATATCATTCTTCCAAGGGACGCAATAACCGCCAGGGATTTGCATTATGTGAAGACCGGCTTAGATTCATTCATTGAGAAAAACACCGATATTACTGGACGCCAACAACCTCTAGCCACAAAAGCTATTAAAGTGCGCGATGAATTGCGCGATACCTTGGATGATATTACTAAAGTTGATGGACGGAGCCTTTACCAAGAAGCCCGCACCATGTGGGCTGGTGAAGCGGCACTCTTGGACGCTCAAAAGGTTGGCTTGAGTATCTTTAAGCCAGGAACCGATCCGCGCCAGCTTCGGGCTTCGATTGAAAAGATGGGGCCAGGAGAAAAGCAGGAATTTATTGTTGGTGTTATGGATGCCATTCGCCAGAGGATGGCAACTTTACCAGAGGGGCGGGACGCAAATCGCGCTATCTTTGGTAGTGAAAAGCAGAAAGATGTTCTGCGCGCTGCTATGGAAGCAGCCTATCCAAATGCACGGGACGCTGAAGCGAGGTTCAGTGCTTTATCGCGTTTCCTTGCCCGTGAATCTGAAATGAAGGGGTTTCAGGGGCAAATGCTTGGGGGTTCTCCAACTGCCCGGCGGCAGGCATTCCAAGAATTAGTCACGGGCACAGGCGTTGGTGCGGCGGGCGGTACAGGCTTTGGCGCTTTAACTGGTGAAGGCGAAGCAACTGGCGCTGCTGTTGGCGCTTTGGCTGGTGCTGGTCGGGCTGGGATGCGCGCTTTAGCTGGACGCAGCCAGGATATTGTTGGTGAACGCCTGCTTACCACTGACATTTACACACAAATGGAAATGCTGCGTCGTCTTGCTCAGCAACGGGCGGCGCAGCAAGCGGCGGCTTCCAGGCAAGTTGGTGCTTACCCTGGTGTTGTTGGTGGGTTGATTGGACAACAAATTGGCGGAGCCGCCCCAGCGCCAGTGCAGGGTATGCTTCAATAGGGACCATTATGGCAGCTAAAACTGATTATGCCGCCATCAAGGCGGCTTATGAGGCGGTAGCGGAGCATGGCTCTGTTATGGTTGCCGCCAAAGCCAATGGCTTGCCGTATGAGACAATGCGTAGCCGCTACCAGCGCGCTATGCAGCTTTACAACAAGCCAGACATTCGCAGTTCAGCCCGAAGCCTGGCGCGCGAGCCGGTCAGTAAGCCTTGGTCTGAGACTGAGGAATGCAATTCCGCCTTGGTGATGGAGGTTCCCGCCATCAAGGATGGGGTGGGAATAGTTTTCTCAGATTGCCATTGGCGTTCATTAAGCCAACCGCGCAGCCTTTCCCATGAAGCCCTTTTGATTCTAGCCCGGCACATCAAGCCGGGTTTTTTATTTTGCAATGGCGATGCCTTGGATATGGGTTCTGTTTCCCGCCATCCGCCGATGATGTGGGAGGATAATAAGAAGCCAAATGTGGCGGAAGAACTCGCCGCCGGGCAGACGCACTTACGGGAGTTAAGGGAGGCCGCTGGCGATCCCACCTGTTACTGGATCAGGGGCAACCACGATGACCGTTACGATAAGTACCTTGCTGCCCATGCTGCTGCTTTTGAAGGCATGGGTGCCTTTAGTCTTCAGGACCAGTTTATAGATTGGCCCATGACCTACCGGCTCGATGTCGGTGATGTGTCTTTCGTCCACCGCTACCACGGCGGAATTCACGCAGGCTACAATAACGCCATGAAGGCGGGGCGATCCATTATCAGCGGCGATACTCACGCCTTGGATGTGCGTCCCCTGAACCACTGGTCCAAGCGCCTCTATGGCGTTCAGACGGGGATGCTGGGCGACCCGAATTGGCCACAGTTCAACTATCGGCTGGGCATCCCAGGTCACCAGCAGCAGGGCTTTATTGTCCTGACTTGGCGCGACGGCGCACTGGCGCCCCCGGAAACTTGCGAGGTGGTGGACGGCGCCGCATGGTTCCGGGGCCAGGTAATTTGCGGACGGGTTCGCATCAAAGCCGGGAGGGGGTAAACCATGCGCCGGGTGAAGATCGTCGATGAGGCGGAGAACGGGGAACACCCCGAAATCAGCTTTCAGGAAGCCGCTAATCAGCTTATGGCCCGCGCCCTGGCGGATGGGGCGGTGGCGATGATGCTGGTCTGGGAAACCCCTGGCAGTTTCAAGTTCGCCGCCGTGCCTTACTCTCATGCGGTGCTGCGCGGCTTGTCTGACGCGGCTTACAGCGATCTGTGGATTAAACCTGAAGAAACGGAAGACGAATAATGGAGTTGCCTAAAATCACCCCGCTTGTGCAATTTGCAACCGCCGCTTTTGCTTTGGCGGTTGGGGGTTATTCGGCTGGCGAAAAGTTTGGCTGGTTTAAGAATGAAATCATCATTTGGGCGCCAGAACACTTTAAAATTGAGCCTGCTAAGATTGGGCAGCCTGTTACAGTAACTGTAGCGCGTATCAAACGGCGGGATGATTGTTCCGTGGAAGGGTTTGATGTGACGGTGAGAGATAGCGCCAGTGTTATACACGCCGCTACACCGAGCATGACGCGATTTACGGGGCCAGCAGGGCCAGAGGTTGATACATTCACCTATTTATTGGACATATCCGATAAAGAAACGATAGCGGCTGGTAGGGCAACATTGCTTGCCACCATTAAATATAAATGCCCTGAAGGTGAAAGAACTGTAACCTACCCACGGCATCAAAACCTAACCTTTATGCTGGAGAAATAGTGTGGACCAACTCCTTAACCTTGTTCGCACGGTTGCCCCGAGTATCGCCACCGCTGTTGGCGGACCGCTGGCTGGTATGGCCACGCGCGCCATTTCTGAGGCTTTATTAGGTAAGCCGGATGGCACCGAAGACGAACTTGTACAAGCTGCCTCCAAAGCCACGCCAGAACAACTTCTGGCGCTGAAGCAGGCTGAACAAGAGTTCGCCGTTAAGATGCGGGAACTAGACATTGACCTGGAACGCATTGCCAATGCTGACCGGGATAGCGCGCGAAACCGTGAAATCGCCACCAAGGATTGGACGCCCCGTATCCTAGCGGGTTTGATAACCACCGGATACTTTGGCGCCTTGTTTTTTATGCTGAAGAATGGGCTTCCCACACATGGCGGGTCTGAGGCTATGTTGGTGATGCTTGGCACCCTGGGGACTGCCTGGGGTGGTGTGGTGGCTTATTATTTTGGGTCTTCTGCTGGCAGTAAAGAAAAGACCGAAGCGATGAATAGGATGGCACGGAAATGAAAGAAGCATTCCCACACGCCCTAAAGACAATCCTTCACCATGAAGGTGGTTGGGCTGACCACCCGAAAGACCCCGGCGGGGCAACCATGAAGGGTGTGACGCTGAACACCTATTCCAAATTCATTGGCCGCGACGCAACCAAAGATGAACTGAAGGCAATATCCGATGAGCAACTGGAGCAAATTTACCGTAGCCTTTACTGGAACCGTGCTGCTTGTGATCAGCTACCTACTGGCGTTGATCTGGTTGTGTTTGATATGGCCGTTAACTCAGGCCCTGGTCGCGCTGTCAAACTTTTGCAGGAAATTGTGGGCAGTACGCCAGATGGAGGAATTGGGCCGCAAACTTTGGCGGCAGTGGCGAAACAGAACCCATTATCTCTGATTAAGCAGTATTCAGAAGCACGCCGGGTTTTTTACAAAAGCCTTGGCGCGTATATCACCTTCGGCAAGGGATGGCTTCGCCGTGTCGATGAAGTGGAAGCTGAAGCCATTAAAATGCAAGGATCAAAAGCATGAAACCGACTAAGGCTGACAAGAAGATTTCCAAAGTTTTCAGAGAATACAAGGCCGGCAAATTGCACTCCGGCTCCAAGAAAGGCCCTGTGGTGAAATCCGAAAAGCAGGCTCTCGCCATTGCTCTTTCTGAGGCTGGTAAATCCCGCAAGAAGTGACTATATTGCGCTTACCGGGTTCTCCTGCCCGGCGGGTAGCATGACGTTTCCTCTTGCGATAAACTAAAACCCCGGCCTAGCGCCGGGGTTCTTTTTTGTGGCCGCTGCTACCATAGCCGCCGGGTTCATAAGGCGTATCAGTAGGCCGGTGGCTTTTACATCTGATACACCGCCGATTGTGCGGCCCTTCGCTCCAAAACATTTCGCCGCATGATAGGCACTTGCGTTCCTTGTCGAAGACGTTTTCATACTTAGTTGAATGGTGTGTTTTATTCCACCATCGCTTTACTGTCTCAGTATCCACCTTAAAAAGCGCGGCGATCTGGTGGAAGGTTTCGCCGCGTTGCAAGGCTCCACCGATATATGTTTCCCGCGCCCTTCTCACTTCTGGGTGAATGGCGCGGCCAGGTCCGTAGCGTAAAGGGGCGCGGGGTTTGGTCATTCCTTTTGTTCTCCTTCAACGCGATCTCTTTCCGCGTCGAGAATTGAGTTGATGAACTTTTCGTGCTGGAGCCCTTCCAGGAATAAGACACCTTCGTATCCGTAGATAGAAGCGGCCCACTCGCAAATCGCCGCCCGCAGCTTTTCGATTTCGTCGACGGCTTCTTGGTAATTAGATAGATAAGCATGGTTTGAGGCGGCGAGTTTCGCGTTCTCCGCCCGCAGCTTATCGTTCTCTGCCCGCAGCGCATCACGCTCTGCTGCTAAAGCTCTTAACATATTCGAAGCGTCTACCTCAGTCGCCCTCCAAGTTGACCCGCTGACCCCGGATAATTGGAGGTTATACGCTATTTCTTCCGCGCGCTTTGTGCTTGTGTCACTCATTCCTTTTCTCCCAGCGCCGCGCGCGTTTCCGGTTTCAACTTGTCCCAATCACCGCGCCAGACATGGGCGGCTAGGTCTTTGATAACGGCATTTAGGAGATTATGTTTTGCTTCCGCCTCATCCAATATACATCTAAGCCGCTCAATTACTTCAACAGCCTCTTTGATGTCGCTGAGTAGATATTGGGGGCGCACCTGAGGGCTTGTGTGATTTAAGATGTCCTGAATGCGCGCTTCAACATTACTCATTACTCCACCCTCCAAACGGTTGTGCCTTTAGGTGTTACCCTGGTGGTAAACTTCTTCGGCACCAGCATCCGGTTTTGCCGGGATGTGATGGACGCCATTGAGGCGGGCTTCACCTTGGCGCCAGAGACATAGAAACTTTCGCCAACCTCCAGCCGATCGAACGGATACTTGCTGCCAGGTGGCCTACCACGCTGGCGCTTCGGCGGAATTGGTACGTCCTTCATGATTTCAATTTTCATCTTCATCTGTCCATGTTCCTTTAATCTGCTGTTTAACTGCGTTGATTGCCTGCCACAGAACCCGGTCCTGGTCGGAGAGTCGCACCCATACGTCCCAGTTTGACCGCAAGGCGTCGAACTCCAGCGGCTTGTTGTTGACTTTGATCAAAGCCC